TTGAAGAGTCAATCGCAGCCATTATGTAAAGACTATCTTACAAAAATATTTATGCTGTCTGTTTAATATATGTTTCCTGAGAAACCACCACTACACGCTCTTTAGTATTTGCCTGACCACCTTGATTAGTCCTTCTACTAGAAGCAATAGTAGCAACCTCTTGGGAGTTTTCAGAAGCATTACTGGTGAGTTGTGGATTCCTCTGCTGTCTAGTCATTCTACCAATCTCAAGGAACTTAAGGTATGGCGTTGGGTCAGTGAGTTGACCATTTACATATGTCTCAAGGTGTAGGTGCTCACTAGTGCTTCTACCAGTATTGCCAATCTCACCGACAACCTCACCATTATAGGAAGCACCCGTCTTTAGGGGAGAGTGTCTCGCTAGGTGTAGACAACGGAATTCTATATTACCAATTTGAATTGTGATTCCATATCCACCAACAGCACTAAATTCTTTCTTACCAACCTTACCTTTCCCCTTGAATCTAAATCCAATACCCTTCGCACGTCTGGTGCCAATGTCAACACCGTAGTGTGGTCTTCCTCTTTTGTTGATTGTCCCTGATGGGTCATAGACATCAGTCTTGCCGATGTCACCTTTACCACCTTCTGCTTCTGTCCTTGAGAAGTCTTGGAATGGCACTTTATTTGTCAGTGTGTAGTTGCCTGGAGTCGCACCAGTATTGCTCTCCATTTCAGGCATCGTAGCGCCTGGAGGTGCTGTAGTGCTGTCTCCAGTATCACCATCCATATTTTTTGCCCTAGCCACATCCAAGGCATCCTCGATCTCTGATGGGTCGATGGAAGCAGCATTGTTACCAATGCCACCATACCTAGATTCTCCACGTTCTTTTCCTACTTCACCATATGCTAATCCAACAGAAGCAAACTCTCTAGCAAGTTCTTGTGCTGCTTCTGCTCTGTTGTCGCTTTCACCACGAATATATCTACCAACTTCTGGTCTCTTTTCATTGATAACATAGTCCTTAAACTTCTCCTGTGTTGTAGCATCAAACTTATCTGATGGTTTAACATCAGTCTTGGCAACAAAATCTTGCATTGTGCTCGGAATAATCTGATACTTACCAACAGCATAAACCTTTTTCTGTTCTTGGAGACTCATAATCTCACCGACAGTCATATCGGTTAGGTCCTTACCAAAGATAGACTTTGCACCACCAGGAGTGTCGCCAGCATTACCTCTGTTGATGGAGTTGTATCCACCCTCACCACTTGCAATAATATCAAATAAATCACCACTAGAGGTAGTAGTTGATCGTCTACCAGTTGGCGTTTCCTGTCCTTCGACTCGAACCTCTTCAGCAATCTCTCGTGCTTCTTTCTCAGCATCCATCTGTTCGAGAATCATATCCAACTCCTCCTCTTCCTTACCCCAAACATTCTTCATGTCATCAAAGGCATCACCCATCTTCTCAATCTCTTCGTCCATCTCCTCTTGTGCCTTCTTAACTCGTCCAGACTTATCCTCAAAGTCAAACTCTTTGAGGTTTTGGACGAATGCCCCAACGATTCTTATCGCCCCTTGGAAGACACCACCCGCTGCTCTGATTGCTTTATTGACACTACCCATAAAGACTCTAATCTTTTTGATGAATACACGGACTGTCTTAATAATTGCAGGCAGATTCATCACCATCCAACCAAGCACTAATTGCCAGAGTGCTGCTAGTGGTTTCTTAATTACATTATTGACGAGACTTCCAATAGGACCAACAACTTTCTTTGCCTCTACCAGTGCTTCTTTGCCATCTCTCTCCTTATCTCTCTGCCCTTTCACCTCCATCTTGTCTTGCTTCTTATTCTCTTGATTGATTCCCTTCTGGAATTCACTAATCTTTTTTCCAACTCTCTGGACTCTACCAGAAGACGTGGAAATCCCACGAGAGATTCCCTTCTGGAAACTCTCTGCCCTGACGACTAGTTTCTTGCCGATGCTTATTGCACCTCTAGCGATTGCACTTGCCATTATGACGCCACCTCAAATAGTAGTTGTGCCGTAGTCCTATAAGCATCCATCGTTGGGTCGGCAGTATCAAAGTCTGGGATTGCTTGTGCCTGACCCTTAGGTTCTTCCATCCTCGTCATTGGCATTGATGACTGGTCGATAAAGTTAGGTGGCAACTCACTGATGTCGAGTGAAGACTCATCAGCACTCTTAGCATCTGAACTCAACTCCATACCCTCAGGAGTGCTTCCTTCTGATGGTTGCAACAAAGAACTGAGATTGGTTGCTGGTAACTTAAAGTCCAGTACTTTATTTACAGCACCATCAATATCCTCATTTCCAGTATCAAGTCCGGTTAACTCAATCCTTGGTCGTTCTTTTCCTTGATTATCTATCTCAGTCTGATTCAAACCTTCAATATCAGTATCAACATCTGCCCCAAACATATTGCCAAGACCCTTAACCCAGTTGTCTGTCCTTTCACCAAACATAACATCATTCTGTGTTGGGTCTACACCAGTAGCAACCATAGTTGCTTTCATCACAGAATCACCAAAGGCACCACCAAGGGCAGCACCGAGGAATCCCCCAATAGCAGCACCAAGGGCACCGCCAACAACGGAACCGATACCAGGGAGAACCAAACTACCAACAAAAGCTCCTCCAAGTCCCCCAGCTTTAAGACCAGCAGTCAGTCCAACAGCACCTCCAAAATTAGAACCGATAGCACGGAAAAGTGATTCCCCCCAACCCATATTATCCAACTGATTGTTTATCAGTGCATCAACTAGAATGCCAATACCAGGAATCTTGGCAACAAATTTAACCATATTCTTTAGATTTTTGAGACCAAATATCTTAGCAAAAGGTCCGAGAACTTTCTCTAATGTACTAACTTGCTCTTTGGGCGTAGATTTTACTGCTGCCATGGGATTGAATCCCGCATCAGTCATCTTTTTACCGAGACCATCAAGAATATTACCTGTTGAATCACCAATACCGGTAAGTAACTTTTTAGTATTATCTTTCAAACCCCCGAAAAATTGCTGAAAACGATTAGGTTTGACATTCTTTGCAACATCTGCTGCTTCATCAGCATACTTACCGGAACCAGCAATTTCATCAAGAACTTGTTGATTTGCTCTAGCAGCAGCTTGAGTAGCATCTACTGCTTCATCAGCACCCTTAATACCAGTTTCAACAGCATCATCGACTACCCCAGTACCCGGTGGTTTGGGTGGTTTGGGTACTTTGAATGGGTTGAGATTCTTTAGTAGGTTTGTAAGTCTTCTTTTTAAACTAGAGAATAGTTCAACTACAAAGTTCTTAACCTTAGTAAATATCTTCCTAACTATATCTCCAGTCTTTCTTGCAATCCAAGCACCAGTATCAATTGCCTTTCCTGCAATTTTCCCTAGGATGTTCTTCAGGGGTTGGAACATCATGTCGAGGATGGTGAACACACCTCTCGTTCCTGTTAAGAAATTGAGAGCATTCTCAAGTGCTTCTCCAACTGAAGGAATATTCGCCGTAAAGTCGTCAATCGTGTTAAGAATTGCTGGTAGGTTGTCAATCGCCCAGGCAGCACCCAGTAGACCAAGCAACTCAAACAACTTATCCAAGAATCCTCTAACAGGACCAAGTGTCTTCTGAGCGACACTACCTAGAGCACTAGCAGTTTTCTTAACTGCTTTGCCCAGTCCCTCAATCATATTCTCCGCACCAGCGCGGAGTCCTAATTCAATCCTTCTTCTATCTTGTCTTGTCTGTGTCTTCTCTTCTACTAACTCTGCTTGCTTTGCTTCAGCAATATTGGTAAAGAGTGTAGCAATATCCTGTCTGTTCTTCTCTACCTGAACCTGGACCTGCTCGACACTCTCTTGATTTGTGACCTGTAGTTGCTGAATCGTAGAGGTCATTGAGTTGACTGCTACGATGGCGGATGTTGCCTGAACATTTGCTCTCTGTGCTGCTTCACCTTCTCCTGCACCACCGCCACCACCAGCACTTCTTCCGGCGTATCCACGGCGACCAGAAGCATTTTTAAACATAGCGATGCGTTCCTCTCTAGACAGGTATGAACCTGACTGAGGATTGACTCCAGTACTCGCAGCGCCAAATAGATACATTACTTCTGTGCTAATCGTTGCTCTTCTTCCTCAATCCATTGCTTGAGGAGCATAATATAGATTTCTCTTTCCCAAGGAATCATATCCTCAAGTTCAGATAAACTATATTTGTGGTGTTGAACCAGTGCGAAGTTTGTCTTATAGTATGACTCAAGGTCTTGATGAGCCATACCTACGCGAAAAAACTTCCTAGACCCTCCAACACAATCTCACTAGTCACGCCAGTTTCAGGATTCTCAACCTCAACAGTGTGAGATAGTTTAGGCATCGTATCAAAGAACTTCTCTAGTTGAGCGAAATTCTTTGGTTCTAGGTCTTCAATCCAAGCAATCAACTCCTCTTTTGTGGAGTCTTCTGCCGCCCACGATTCCTCATCTGTGTAGATTTGGTCGATACATTGGGCAATGAGTCCTAGACTTGCCTCAACGGTGATTTCCTTCTGGTCCTGATTCATAATAGTATCCATTGAGGGATACTTCATCAACACGGAGTAGGTGTCATCCAACTTGATTTTGGGGTCGTGCTCGTCGTCAAAGACAACACCGACTTCATCAAGGTGAATCGTGACTGGCACCTTTGTTTTACCATCATCAGGGCAGGTGATGAGAACTTCAACATCAGACCCAACAGACCTACCACGAATGGCGAGGAAGATGTATTCAACATCGAATGTTGATAAGGTATCTACCTTAAATCCACGAGTCTGGACGCAAGCATCAATAACCTGTTTGATAGCAGAAATCATTTCACTCTGTGCCCCTGATTCCTGAGCGAGGATAAGAACCTTCTCTTCCTTTACGAGGAAGGGACGATACTTGATCTTCTTTCCAGTGGAGGGGACAGTCAACTCATGGGTGATTTTAGCAATCTTAGGTAATGACATAATGTAGAGAAAGCATAATGTGAGTATTTTTATTTAGACGCTCAGTTTTGGATCAGTTCCATCAGAGGTAGAGCATTTACACTATTGATTTCACTCTGCTTGATTTCATATAACTGAGTGCCTTGGTTGCCTACAATGTAGTTTCTATTTGCTTTGAGGTGCCTATTTATACCAGAGAAACCCCACTCATAGACACCAGTCACTGTGACGAATGGATACCTATCATAGAGTAAATCTGGTTTAGCAGCATAATACTCAAAGACATATGTCTTGCCTGGGATGGGCGTAGGAGTCTCTGTGTCGGCGAGAACATCCGATAGTGCTGCCATCACCTCAAACGCCTCTTCCGTGCCAATGAGACCATCTACGACGGGTTTGACACGATCGTTATTGCTGACCTTCTTTGCAGCAGGACGCTGATTGTTTACAGCAGAACGCTGATTGTTGACTTTCTTTCTAGGCATCAGACTCCAAGGTCATTTTCCGTCATAATTTTGAACTCCCACCCTTGATCTAGGCAGAATTCCTTTGCTGCTTCCCACTTAGCAACATTCTGAGTATATAATGCCTCAGCAATCAAAGTATTCTTTGTTTTCTTCTTATACTTGGGTGGTTGAGTCTCTTTTGATGGTTTGACCTCAACTAACATCTTCCTTCGGTTGTTGTTTTTATCAATATACTCAACATAGAAATCTGGGAAATATCTGGCACGGCGTTTCTTGACGGGGTTGTAATATTTTATGGCAATTTCTTCCGAAGCCCACTTTAATACTTTTTCATTAGTATCGCACCATCTCATCAGTTTTCGCTCCCAGAGTGAGCGATATACAATATTCTTCGCGTCTCCAATATACTTCTTCGGGTAACTTGGTTTAAAGATACCTTTGTATGACATAATAAATAGAGATAGGATCCTAGTGAATATTTAGAGTGCCTGAAAATCTTACGTTAAAAGATGTGATGCCGATTATCGGCAATCCTTCAAGGTCAAACTACTTTGAGGTAAGTTTTGGTGGTCTATCTGGTGGACTATCAAATCACCTCAGACAAAGGGGTGTTGATAATCAGTTTATCAGCGACTCCTTGGGATTGATGTGCTATGAAGCAAGTCTCCCCGGTTCATCACTAGCAACCACAGAATCAAACAACTGGCAGGGATATACAGAGAATTTCGCACACGCTAAGATATACAATAATCTATCACTAACCTTCTATTGTGACAAGAGGTATAGAGCACTCAAGTTCATGGAACATTGGATGGAATACTGCTTGAGTGGTAATGGGACAAATGGATATGCTCTCAACAACTACCAGTACAGAGCAAAGTACCCACTTGACCCACAAGATGGTTACAAGTCAAATATGTGTCGTATCATCAAGTTTGAGAATAACTACAAAAAGAAGCAAACGATGGAATATAGTTTCATCGGTCTATACCCACAAAACCTATCAGCAACTCAGGTGAGGTATGGTGCTAACAATGAGTTGACTAGAGTCACTTGTGACTTCAGATACGATAGATATATCCCTGGAAGAGTTTATAGTGCCAACTTTGGCAGTGGTACGGCAAATAACTTGCTTGCAAACATCAACAACTATACTCAAGGTATTGGTGGTCTAATCGGAAACATTCAAGACGGTAATATTAGCGGCGTTCTTAACAGTCTCATCAACTAAATACCACTTAAGGGGGGGTAAACAATGGCAAAAAAGAAAAAGACCAGTAATGCTTTAAGATATCCAGTCTCGATGAGAATTGACGAGTCAACGGACTATCTTGAAATAAGAGTCAAAGAGTATAGACCACCTGGACTATCGGGATCGGGAAGTTTTAGACGGCAAAGGGGTGGAAGCAATGGCAATACCATTATCACCATTCAACTCCCTATTCCAAATGGAGTTACAGATAGTAATAGTGTCGCTTGGGATGAAGACAGCGCAAACGCACTAGAACTTGCCGGTGCTGAGGCATTTAAAAAGGCCGTTAAAGATGCAAAGATTGATGGTGATACTATTGATGCTACCAACCTTGGAGAAGCATCAAAAAAATTTTTAGGATCTGCAGCCAATTCGGCAAAAAAATTTGGTAATGCTCTCGACCCAAATGTAAGAGAGCAGATATTGAATTACTTTGGTGCTAAGGCAGTTGGCATCTTTGGATCTAATATGAGTGCTAATTCACTCACCAGTAGATCATCGGGACAGGTTCTCAACCCCAATATGGAATTGCTCTTCAAGGGCGTCCAACTTAGGACTTTCCCATTCTCATTCTCATTCACACCTAGAAGCAGAGATGAGTCTTTGGTTATTAAGCAGATTATCAATGTCTTCAAAAGGTCAATGGCGGCAAAGACCACCACAGCATCTGCTGGTAGTGGTGGAGATGGGATCTTTATTCAATCACCAGATATTTTTGAGTTGAGATTTATGAGAGGTGGGCGTCCGCACCCATTCCTCTTTTCAATGAAACCAATGGCACTCAAAAATATGAATGTAAACTATTCAGATACTGGTGCCTTTATTACTTATGAGGATTCTACTCCAGTGAAGATGTCATTAAATCTCAGTTTCACTGAATTGAATCCAATCTATGCAGAGGATTACAATAGCACAAGTCTACCTGGCACTAATGAGGGAGTTGGTTTCTAATGTCTTACTTCAGAGAATTACCTAACGTTGAATTTGAGAACTTTCTTGAGAACTCCACCGGTTCTCAGGATTATATCCTACTGAAGAATATTTTCATCAGAGGCAAACTTCGCGATGATCTACAAAATGTATTCACCATCTTCAACAAATATGAGATTGAAGATGATGAGAGACCAGACCAAATTGCTGATGATTTATATGGTGACCCATTTTTAGACTGGGTTGTCCTTGTTACGGCAAATATCATTAACTTCCAAAACCAGTGGCCTCTCACTAATCAACAACTTTATGATTATGTGGAGAATAAGTACGGAGTGGAGAAAATGAACGCCACTAAATACTATAAGACTAAAGAAATCCGTAGAAAGAGCGATAATACTCTGATTTTACCGGCAGATCTCACGGTGGGTAAAGACTTTTCGATTCCCGATCCTGATGTCTATGGAAACATAATCTATCCGGCAACAGGAGTCAGCAACTATCAGTATGAGACTGAATTGAACGATGCTAAGAGGTTGATCTATGTATTGAGACCTGAGTATCTCCAGCAGTTTGTTAAGGATATGAGAGATATTAGCAAATATGGTTTCAACAGCGAATTCGTTGATAATAAGACAATCAGAGTGACGAACAGCAAGGTTCTATCACCATAAAAAAAGGGGG